TCGAATGAAAATTGAGAATGGTGCGCTTGATGATACCACCATCATTCGCAGGAGTCCTCACTGGACCGAAGAACCAACACTTCATCGTAAAATTGTATGTGTATACCAGAGCCCTACGGTTTTCATAATCACCTTCGTAAGTATCATCTATGTTCATCCCATTCAGTATGGTCGGGACGTCCATCTTGATACCCATCTCAGGAATCAGATTGACCGAATTAGTCCACTCAGGCCCAAAGAAAGGTAGAATCTGCTCCATGATCTGAACGCCATCATCGGCGTTCCTGACATAAGAGTGGAGCGCAAAGTTTATGTTCCAAGGTACTGGGGTGCGCTGGTATTTGAATGACCCGTTAGAATTGACGGCCACGTTTCTAGTGGTTGACTGCAAACGTCTAGTGCCATCATATTCAAACCCAGTTATCTCAAATGCAAGTCGAGGAAGGACTGTCTGTAGCTGCGCCGTCAGATCAGGATTGCCACGTATCCTAGCTAACCACTTTTCTTTAGGGCTATAAGATATAGGTATGGCAAGAGTCTGTAACGTGTTATTATCAGAGTCGATGCGACTGACCGTGAGGTCATTGAACATGTTACCAAACACGATGACATATTTGCGAAGAGTCTGATGGTAGAATGTTGACCCGAATATAGGCATGGCGTCAGTACCTATCCACTTCGCTAAACGGATTACGTTCGCTGAAATCGACGTCCACAAACGACTTCTGCGTAAACAGCTCATTGTTAGCTGAGCTGGAGAAGCTTTCTACCCTAAATTCTTGGACCAGATAGCCCGCATCTTCAGCGATAAGCAAGTCAGAGTTCTCCAGCAGATAGCTATAATCAAGTATGTCGCGAGATGCGCGAGATTCGATGATATCGACTGCGGTATTGCCGGTGTCAAGACGTTCGGAGCTATAACGGAACAGCTCACATGTCATCTCATATGTATAGAGCTTGCCGTGTTGATAGAAGATGCGCTCATGCTCGACGAACTTGACCTCATACAGCGCACCATTTCCGTTGTTTATGAACGGTATGTAGATTAGATCACCTTCAAGAGGCCGCGATGACGATATCGAGTAACCGTTCGCGCTTCCTGATTCTAAGAGGTAATTGTCAGTATTAGATGAATATGTATCTGGATTAGTCTCAGTCAGGTAGATATTACCTACCTCATCCGACATCTTCTCTGTGCGGATCTGATCCCAACGGCGACGTGCCATTGTCAGAGTTATCTGGTCTCTGATTTCAAGGTTGAACTTGCTCAGGAAGTCGCCTTCACCTTGAAAGTTCTCAAGATTATTGACGTAGACTTCTACAGGGACTGCGAGGTCAAACTTCGATAGAGGGTCTTCGCCAAACTCTTCGATCTCGTTGAAGATCGTGCGAGGCATGTATTGGACATCGACGCCATAAATCTTGATGGCCTCTACTATGAGGTCATCTTCAACCCTCTGCTCTCGCCCGTAGCTATAGTTGCGGAAATATTTGTTGACCGCCATCTCAATTCATCATGTCCATGACAGGAAGGCTATAGCCGCTATTCATCTCTTTCTCAAGGGTGTTGATCTCATCATTGGCCTCATCCCAAATCTTCTGACCGTTGAACTTCACGCCACCAGGCAAGTTCATACCCTCAAACTTCTTCAGGTTCTCACCCCATTGCTTCTTGATTAGCGCAGTGGCGTATTTCTTTAGCCAAGGGTCTGACCAAACGTCGCTGAATGTCTCAGAGTCAAGCACTCGATAGCAGTCGACGATGATATAGTCATCAACCTTGACGTCCTTGTCCCATTTCATATCGACGTATAGACGGTTATTATGGCGATTGAAGCGGATGGGTTTGCTACCGACAAATATCTGCTCAAGTTCTTCGATGTGACGCATACCCATGACATACGGTACGTATGTCGTGCTCGTGAAATCGAATAGGTCATTCAGATGAATTTGATAGCGCACGTTGAATAGGTTTGACACGCTAGAAGCGCGGCCGATATCAAAGATGCGGATGACATAGTTGATGCTATCAGGCAACGTGATGAACTTGTTATCAACATCTGTCTGTGTAATCTTATAGGAGAGGTAGATGTGCTCTGTCCCATCGAAATGAAAGTCACGGTAATATGCAAGAGCATCATCGATGCGGTCATCGATCTGACCGTCATCCACGTTGATGTCTATGACAGGGTAACCCAGCCGTCTAAGGCAATAATCCTTAAATAGCTTTCTAGTAGTCGGTACAGCCATGCCTACCTCCGAGTCCGAGCAGGACTATTTATGGCTTACTTCTTGCCAGCGGCAGCTTCATCTTTAGCCCTAGACCCAGCCGATGAGCCGAAATAGAATGATACGACAGCACCCCAAGCAGTCCCGAGCGTACCTAGCATCACAAGCATCGCCTCACCGCCGCCGGCAGATGGTAACCCAAACATGAGCATATACATTAGCACACTAAAGAATCCGACAGTGATGACGGCAGCTAAAGCACGAGGCGTCCAATCCCTAGGATTCTGCATCGCCATCTGACGCGCACTGTCGCGGTCACCCGCGCTGATGCGTTCCAGGTCGACGTCAAGCTTCTTCATCTCAAGCTTGAACTCATTCTCAGCATTCTTTAGCGCAAGAAGCTGCGCCGGTGTTGCAGCGGCGGCAGCAGCGGCCAGCTCAGCCTCGGTACCATCAGGCTTACCGAGCAAAGTCTCAGATAGCGTGCGAACAGCCATGCCAGCTAGTGGGCCACCCATCGCAGTTGCGATGGATGGTGCTACCGTCTTGACTATATTGAGGAGCTGGTCCACAGAGTTACCTCCTTATGAAGTTCGCAGACACCATGCCGACGAAACAGCCGACCACAGTCTGGAACGCAGGACCAAGAATCTCAAATATCTTGTTATTATCGACATCCGGATGAAAAATACTAACCAGCAAGATAGCAACCACTGACACCATGATCGATGCAAGAGAGACGATCGATACCTTGGTGACAAAAAAGCTATGCTTCATCTTAGTGGCTTCAATCGCAGGATCTGGTGTCTCTACAGGGGCGACTGGCGCTGATTCTTTATTTTCGGACATGATAGCATCCTCCAGCTATACTGTTATCATCATAGTATAGCTGTGTCACCGCCTATTTAGACATCGGCTACTTAGCGGCCATCTGCGCCCTTATCTTGGTGGCTGAGATGGCATGAATCTCGTCGGTAAAAGTCTCTTGCTCGATCTTATACCCGACATCTCGACCATATGTGATGTTCACGATGTTCGGCACTAGCTGAATCACGTATTTTCCAGCGTGCTTTGCCTGCAAGGATGCATGGATGTTCCTCTCGACCTGCTTGAAGTCAAACGGATTGTCGCCCCATCCTTGACAGTCACGCACCATGATGCATACCTGCCCAGTCTTCTCCAAAGCACGTTCAAATAATGCGGTATGGCCGTCGTGCCAAGGTTGATATCGACCAAGCAGCTGTACCGTAGGTTTCTTTGAATCAAACTTCAAAGGAGTCGATTTGGTGATAGCATCGAATAGCACCTGGGCCCAGACCTCGCTATCCATCTTACACACGCGGTATGTTGGATCTGTAGGAGGCACAAAGATGCTATTAGTATCATCAAAGCGACCGCGCTCGATCGTATCCATCCACACCACGATATCGGCAGCAGACTTCTCTTGGAATGCGGCGCGATATTCTTCCGTCGGACAGACAAAGTCACAGACGGAGACAAACCCATTAGCTACATCTGAATCCGCATAGCTACCCATGCGATATGCTTGACGCAGTCGCCCAGCCGGGCTAAAATCCCAGTCGTCAAAGAAAGACCTGACGACGTCTGCATTATTCCACTTCGCTTTGACTCCAGATTCTTCGAGCATCGATACTAGCTTCTCAGCCAGAGTCGACTTTCCGGAACCAGGTAGCCCCATTATCAATATCTTCATCAGTCAATCTCCATGCTATCCCATAGCCTCATATAATCGACAAGATGAGGCTGGTTGTTCTGTGATATATGTATAGCGAGAGTCGGGATAGGTGAGAACAAAGGCACGGGTCCATCCTTGGAAGCCCCGTCGCCCCATATGGTGTTTATTGTCCCATCTTCATTTACGGTAGTCTTACGAAAGAACTTTGCTAAGGATGCGAACAGCTCCCAATATTCTTTGAACACGTCAACATGGGTCATGAAGGTGTTATGCGTGCTATGCAAGGTCCGCCAGTGACGATCTTTACCCATGACTATCATGCATGGGCTTCTCGAATAGGTCGTGTTATGTGAATAGGTAAACACGTCATCATCTGGCCTTATCGCAACATGTCGACCAAACCTGAATGACATCGACTCAGCGTGCTCGACCATTGATTTGATGGCTTCAGACTCATGCAAGTAATCATCCTCGACAGAATATACCCATTTGCGTCCGTGGTCTCGACACATCTCAAACTGGCGCAAGGCTGATGCATTATACCCACCCTCTGACAATCGCGATAGCTCCATCGGCACATCTGCTGACTTGCATG